AAATTTTGAACCGTTGTATAGAACGACTTCATAAATATCTTCTTGTCCATGTTTCGTAGGGGAGTTTGCTTTGATCTTTTCAAAGCTTTCCAAAAAATATTCAACTTCCGGATTTAAAGAGTTGATATCAAATTTTTCCGTATGCAGAAGATTGAACGCTTTCCAATTAAAATTGTTTTCCGAATTTGTAAAGAAGTCTACTTCTCGAATTGCTTCATACAACTTTGCAATTTGCTCAGAGTCATTGTTCATATATTAAAACAAGTCGTCTTCGGAAAACGATTGATTATTTTTTGAGTAATCCGTCGGCCGACTATGGAAAAAATCCACGGCGTTATTTCCAAGCAATTCTTCATTGAACCACATAGTAGTTTTTAATAGGTCTTTATCAACTTCAAACACCGTCTTAAAACCAATTTGTTTCAAAGACTCGTTGATCCTATTCTTAATGAACTCTTTGAGGATTGGAGCCGTTAATCCTTCTTCTTGAATGCCGTTAATCATCCAGTCTACAATCTTTGCTTCCGACTTGAATGCTTCTTCAGCTTCCTGAAGAACTTTTTGCTCAAGCTCTTCGTCAAACAGCTCCGGATACTCTTCTCGAATTGTATTAATAATTTTAATTCCAATCAAAGCATGAAGGTTTTCCTCGTTTCTTGTATACTTGACTTGCTGATCAGTATCTTTAAGAACGTTCTTGAATCTCGCAAACCAGTTAATGATATAAAACTGACTAAACAACGAAACGTTTTCTACAAACAACGTAAACAAAATAACAGCATAAAGATATTGCTTTTTTGAATCTTTATAGTATTTATGAGTGTATTTGCGAAGGTAGTTTACACGACCTTGAATCCATTCTAGCTTCAAATTCTCTTCAAAGACGTCGTTAAGTCCAAGCACATCTAAAAGTTTTTCGTAAGCATTATTATGAATGACCTCTGTATTACTCATCACATAACCCAAATCTTGGAGGCTTGGGTGCGGTAAATTGTCTCCCAATTTTGCCCAAAACTTTTTAACAGCAATTTCAATCTGACCAATAGCAGAAAGTGTTCTTACGATAATTTCTCTTTCTTGATCTGTCAAATTTACTTTAAATTGCTGGACATCTGATTTAAAATTAAATTCATTCACCGTCCAAAATCCACTATGAATGGCGTGAATGAATTCATTAGCCCAGCTGTAATGGTCAGGCTTTCTTGCAATTTGTTCTTCAAATATTTTAGGTCTGTTAGTTTTCATAAATTTTTAAATGGTTTGGTCTAATTGAATACAAAGTAAATACAGCAAAATAAGAGTTCGGTTTGTATTCAAATGATTCATTTAAATATAAATCTTCACTAGAAATTCCTTCTTTATCTACTTCAAATGCAAGCATATCTTTTTCGACTTCAGCTCCATTTTTGGTAATTCTTTTAGAAAGATTTTTGGAAAGAACTGGTATGTATTGTTGAGGATTATTAGTTGTAAACAAATAAATTCGATTCCCTTTGTGTTTAAAAGAAGTTCTTGAATCCTTAGGATTTAAGCCGAGCTTTAAAATGTTTTCTTTTCTATCTTTTTCGGTAATGTGAAATACTCTGAAAGGTTCTAGTTGTTTCTTGCTTAATGTAACTGGATACTTCGGTTCAAACTGATATATGTCTACGTCGTTCTTTCCTTTTTCGTGTCTTATTGTCACGTAACCTTGTCGATTTAAAATCGTATTTAGTTTATCAGATTCTTCTTGAAATTGATTTGCGTTTTTTACAACAATAGTAACGGTGTTGGGTACACCAAATTTATATGGTTTGGTTGTTTGAACTAAAGGTATGTCCTCCGCATCTATAATATACTTTTTGAATGAACTAAACAAGTCTGCTTTTAAGCTGTTGGAACCATACGAAACTACTAATCCTTCTCTAAGCATTTCTTTTTTTGCCCAGTACTCAAAAAAAGATGTGCCTAAAACTCTTTTAACTGGAAATGCCTCCATCATAAATCTTCTTCATCCTTTTGTAGGGGCGGTTCTTTCCAAAACCAATAATCAATCTTATCATCACAATCTAAAGAAAGATTCATGGCTTTTTGATAAAGGTTTGCAGCCCATTCCCAAGGAAGTCTGCACGCAACGTCTCCAATATGATAGAAAAACAAAACTAGGAATTTATAATATAACGTTTTCATTATTTTTGGAGATAGGTTGCGCGTTGGATCTTATCATAGTTTTTGTTAATTTCTAGCGTTAGGGCTTGAAATTTCCACCACCGGGTTTGGTGTCATCCCATTTATTGGAGCCTGGGAGCTTAACGTTTTGTGTGGTCAAATTAACGTTAGCTTTAATGTCTGAATTGGCTTGAGTTTCTTCAGGACCATGAATGTTGTTTGGACGTCTGAGACTATCAGGTACGGGACCAGTATTGACACCATCCGATACAATTTCTAATACTTCAATCGGAAGTGTTGCAGGGTTTCGATACAAACCTGGTGCATATTCAATATAGATGTCTACGAACAGGCAATCTGGACTCTCTGTTCCGTTTCCGTAATTTTGAGTAGTAGTAGGGTAAATCGATTTAATAGCTCCGATACGAATGTTCAAATCAAAACTTGGATCCGAACATGCCCGAATGAAGTCTTGAAATGATTGGGCTCGTTTTTGTACGTATTCGTGTTTTAACGCGTCTTTTTTAAAACGAACACGACTTCCAACAGTAAAACCACCCGTTTGAAACGGCTCCATTTCTTTTTCGAACAACACATCAAAGTTACTCATGAATCTTATTTATCAATCTGGTTCAAAAAATCTCATTCCCTTTTCCTTCCATAAGTAATTTTAATGGCAATCAAAATTGCAAATCTAGAACAAATAGCAGATCAATTTAAGCAAAAACAATTTGCGTTTAAAGATCTGCACTTAGATTTTGAAAAAACTAGCATATACAATCCTGTTCTCCGTACTAGAATTGACGGAAACGACGTGAATGTAGACTTTGACGAAAGCGCTATTCGCAATTCTTTGAAGAACTTATTCAACACAAGACCCGGCCAAAGGTTTTTATTTCCTTTATATGGCTTGGATCTCTATCAATATTTGTTTGAAACCGTTTCTCAAGAAAACGGACAACTTATTGGGGAAAAGATAGTTACCTCTGTAGAAAAATTTGAACCAAGGGTAAGGGTTCAAAACTGCAACGTTGTGGCCAAACCAGACGACAACGAGTATGAAATAACTTTAATCGTTTCAATCCCTATCTTTAACACGGTAGCATCTATAAATACTATTTTAGACACAAAAAACCAAACGTTTATTTTTGTAGAAACTTCAAGAAACAGATAATATGGCAACAGAAAAAGCACCAACAAACGAATATCCGCTCTCAAACGATAGCTATGCTGCCTTTGATGCTATTTCGCTTCGCAATCTTATTGTTGAAAGACTGAATGACCAAGGAGTTTTTACTGATCAAAACTACATTGGTTCGAATTTAGCAGCAATTATTGACATTGTTTCTTATTCATTTAACACACTAATGTTCTATTTGAATAGAACTAGCACGGAATCAATGTTTACAGAAGCTCAGCTTTATGAAAACATCAACCGAGTCGTCAAGCTACTAGACTATAAACCTATCGGCTATCAAACGTCAACTCTTTCTTTTCAGTGCTCTGCTCAAGGTTTTGATCCTGGAATTTACACAATCCCTCGTTATTCGTATCTAACGATTGGAGGAGTTCCTTTCTCTTTCAATGAAGATATTTCATTCAACATAACATCTTCTGTTGCTCAGCAATTAAATGACGTTTCAAACAAAAAGCTGTTATTTCAAGGAGCTTTCAGGGAAACGCCATTGTATACAGCTGCAGGAGATGAAAATGAAATTGTTGTAATTGATAATAGCAGTGCTTTAATTGATCACTTCAACATCGACGTTTATGTGTTTGAACCTGATCAAAACCGTTGGATCCAATACTCGAGCGTTCCTAGTCTTTACGTGGAGCCCTCTTTCGCTCGCGTTTTTGAAAAGCGCTTAAATTCCGACCTGACTTACGAAATTATGTTCGGGGACGGAATTAACGGAAGACGTCTCGAAGAAGGGGAAAAGGTGGCAATCTATTATTTGCAAAGCTCAGGAAACCAAGGAGTTATCGGTCCAAACAATTTAACAGTTGCTCAAAAATTAATTTACGCATCAAACAACTTTGGTTCTATTCTTAACGATACGAGCGATGGAATTTCATTTATTACTAACAATCAGTTTACAAATTTGTTTTTTGCAAACGTTGTTGGTTCCACGATTCCAAAAGATATCGAAACTGCAGACAGTATTAGAAGAAACGCACCATCAAATTTCAAAAGTCAGTATCGTTTGGTTACAAGGGAAGACTACCAAACGTTCATCAAAACAAATCACAGCAATTTTATTAAAGATGTCAAAGTATTTTCAAACTGGGAATATGTTAACGATTACTTGAGGTACTTCAAGGACATTCAAGTTTCTCCTACTTCATACAGGCAAATCTTGTTAAATCAAGTTCTTTACGCAGATAGTTGCAATTTCAACAACATTTATATCTGTGCAACCCCAAAAATAGCTCGGACGTCTTCATTGAAATATTTATTGCCTGCCCAAAAAGAAATTTTGCTTACCGACATTCAGCCACTAAAGACATTAACAAGCGAAATCACGTTTTTAGATCCACTATTAAAAGCATTTGCTTTTGGTGTCAAATCAATTGATGGAGATATACAAATTATTGATAAAGACTTTTGCAGACTTGAAATTGTAAAACTCTCAAACAGCAAACGCTCTGCAAACTCGATTAAAACAGAAGCAGTCAAAGTAATTCAAGAGTTTTTCGATCCTCTGCAAACCACTCTTGGAGGAATTCACGATCACAGCGAATTGGTTAAAAGACTTCTCTCGATTAACGGCGTAAGCAATATTCTTACGAGAAGAATGGATACAGAAGAGTTTTACAACGGCCTTTCTCTTTTTTATTGGAATCCCACATTCCCAGACTTAGACAAAGCAGTTGTGACAAACAACATCAACTTAAAAGATTTTGAATATGTTTATTTTGAATCGTTATTTGATGTTGCAAACAAAATTGATATAATCGAAACCACATCTTTCGTCTAATATAATGGCTACTTTGTTCACTACAACTCCTAGCAGTTTATCAGGCGATGTGTACGGAACAACATTTGTACATACTTTACTTTTTCCTTATGATTATTCCGTCTGGAATCTTGGAGATGGAACGTACATATACGATCAACAATCTGTAGCTCACTCGTATGACTACAACGGCACCTATCAAGTTTCTGTAACAGCAGGAACATATAGTGGCTTCCAATTTACTGACTCTGCGACAGTTACTGTTGATTTTGCTCATCGGGACATGCTTATTTTTTCTCAAATTCCTTCTGAATTTGGAATGACTGGAAAAGAAACAACTACTCCGTTTGTAATATCTCTAACTTCTTTAAAAATTGACGAACCAATTAGTGTATGCTTGTATGCTCATAACTCTAGATCTTCTCCTCATTTTGCTGTACCTGATAAGTGGGGGTTTTTAGTACCAAAATGGAAGTTTATTGACGCTACAACAAAACAAGAATTTGGAGAAAGTGTTTTAGTTGATACAAAGCCTCTTTATAAAGATTCGAAGGTTGTTGGTGTTTCTGGTCAACTTTCTTTTTATTACATCGATGACTCTTCTACTGGTCTCGGATCAGAAGACGAACAGCCGCTATTGATCGTTGCTACTTTAAGTACCGAAAATTTTACATATCCTCCAGAATCAAAATTCTACGATTACAAGAGTTACAGCAATCCCAAAACCACGAAGGCCACAATGATATGGCACGTAAATCAAACTCCTGTTACAAATTATAAAGTTACAGAAAATTATTTGAACGATGTCTATCCAATAAAATGGAAAGACGTTCCGTTCCCTGTAATGATTACCTGTCTTTTTAAGGAGGAAGATCCAGAAACCGGTTTATTTAAGGACCCCGTTGACGTTCTTGGATATCCGTCAACGAATGATATTGGGTTGCTGAATCCAATTACTTTAACATTAAACGGAACAGGATTTTCTATACCTTCTTCAATGTATAGTGTAGAAACGCCCTTGTATTTTAAAGCGACCGACGAAAACGGAAATGCTTGTCCGGGTTATATTTTTACCACAATTACTCCTCTCACGACGTTTCCTGGAGAAGTTAGAGTTGCTGTTAATTCTACGATTGACAACCAAGGCACAATTGAAGGAAGCTTTTCGTTTCCGTATGGATATCCAATATACGCTCAAACGTTTGTTAACAACACATACAAGAGCAATATTAACGTAATTGCTTTATATGACTTCAATCTTATTCCTGGAATAACCCAGCCTTTTAATATTTACTCAGTGGATGTTCCAACGTTAAGTGCAGTAAACGTCACGTATAACGAAATTTCTGGTACAGCTGCAACCTATGGCTTATCGTTTAATCCACAAATTAACAGAATGTATGCAGTAGATGCTGACCAAGACACTTTGATGTATTTTGATCCTCCATATAATTTGACTGGTAGCAAACAACTATCAACAATTACTGGGCTATTTCCAACCGTACCTTCATATACTTCTATTGACAAACAAAACAATGTCTGGGTTTCCTTGTTCAACAGTCATCATCTTTTAAAATTTGACAAAAATTTAAATTACTTGCTTTCAGCAACTCCCTCTGTTTCTCTTCCTGTCGATACTGTAGTGGAAGGAAGTCTGGTCGTCGCTTCCTCTGTAATTGAAACCGATCAAGATAACAATATATGGGTTAGCTTTGCTCATCCAGTTAGTTCCATGCTGTTCAAATTTGATTCGGAAGGAAATGAAATACTAAGAGCCTCTCAATTTTCTCTTTCAAGTGTGCCGGTTTCTATGGCAATTGATCCGTATAAAAACGCGTGGGTTTGTTGTTATAACTCAAATAGTATCGATCTATATGGATCGACTGATGGCCAACTGCTAAGCAGCATCAACGAGGGATTTATTCATCCTACTTACACAGCTTTAGATCGCAATGCTAACGTATGGTTTACGCACGGATATGACTTTGTTAGTAAATATGATGTTAGAACGCATCAACTGAGCACATGGAAATTTGAAAATAGCCTAAGTGTAGTTACCGTGACTAACCGTCCGTATACAAGCCAAGAAACTTATCAAGCAACATACGAAAACGAGATTTGGGCTGGTCTTGGAATTGATGTGTATGATAGAGTTTGGGTTGTTGATGGGGTTAACAATACGGTCGGAGTGTTTAAAACAAATGATCCAACCTACTTGTATACTACTTCTTTGACACCAGCTGTTCTGTCCGAAGTTGCTCGTTCTGGAGAAGTTTCCGGAGATTGGACTGGAAACAGATGGTATCAAAAATACGGAGGATACAATGAAACATCGATTGCTGATACTTCTGCTCCGTTTAGAGTATATGATATTAATGATTTTCAATTAGCAAAAGTTAATGAAACGTTTGATTTTTCAAACTACATGGAGTCTCTTGCTCTGCCTGAAATTCTTTCTAAAAATAATGAATTTTTCAATACGTTCTTGCCTGCTGTTGTAGGAAACGGTATTGTTTCAGAGGAAAGTATGGGAAGAGTCGCTTATGAACGCATAGCTAACTTTGTTCAAACTCACTCGGACTTAGAAACGTCAGAAGTAGACCAATTGATATCATTAGCAAAACAGCTTTCTGTTCAGCCAAAAACGTTTGGAGCAGATTTTCCTGCAGCAATTCAACGGCTAATCAACACATTCTCGGTTTCAAAACAACGTCTCAGAGGCAACGTCGCCTATAGTTCAAATTTACAAGATAACATTAAAGAATTACTACAACCAACTTCTTTGGTTACAGCAGACGAAGTTTTAATAGTCAAGGATAGGCAACATAACATCTATCAATTTGTTGTGGTTTCTCCTCAAAACAATTTAACGACTTATCCTTTGTCTCAATTAGAAATTCCTCAGCTTAGAAATCCTTTGCTTGATAACTATTATTTCTTCAGATACAACGAAGAAAAAATTGGATATAAAGGCAATATAATTGATTGGGATTCAGACCAAACAACAATCAGTTATAATCTATCTACCTCAGAACAATGGTATGGGGACGAAGGGCTGGCTGATTTAATGTTCAATAGTTTGCTTACCAAACACTTGTTCCTCGACTAAATACTCTTAGTGGAACAGGAATTTCTTAAATCATCAGTTAACGTACAACCTTCAGCTCAAAGGGATGTTAATGCCCCGTTTTCTTTCATAGAATGGAAGCAACAAAAGCCAAGCGTACCCAACAAAGATCTCTTTCTTTACTATAATCGCTACGTAATTGAGTGGTTTGATAAAAATAAACAAAAGAAAATTTCCAA